TGCCGCAGACGAGCTGCTAACGCTCTATAAGGAGCGTCGCGGTATCGTCGAGCAAACCGCTAAGGTCGAAAAGGTGGCGCAGCAGAACGAAATCAAGAAAGCTTCTACAGGTTCGGCACGGTCCAACCCCGACAGCACTAAGTCGCGGAAGGTATACCGGCGTCGAGACATTATTGAACTAATGAACCGTGACCCGAAACGATACGAAGCCCTCATGCCTGAAATCATGAAAGCGTATCAAGAGGGTCGAGTCAAATGATTAAACTAACGGAGTAATACATCATGGCACTTGGATCTAACCACGTAACGAAGACCACTGCAGCTACTTTCATCCCCGAGATTTGGTCCGATGAGATCATTGCTGCATACGAGAAGTCCCTGGTTGTTAAGCCCCTCGTCCGCTCTATGAGCATGACCGGCAAGAAAGGCGATACGATTCACATTCCGAAGCCGACCCGTGGCAATGCCAGCGTCAAGGCTGCTCAAACGGAAGTGACGCTGATCGCTGCCACCGAGTCTGAGCTGACGATTGCTATCGACCAGCACTACGAGTACAGCCGACTGATTGAGGACATTGTGGACGTGCAGGCCCTGAACAGCCTTCGCCAGTTCTACACCTCCGATGCCGGTTATGCCCTCGCTACCCGCGTTGACACGGCGCTCATCGCTGAGGCTGCTAACTTCACCTCTCAGCTTGAGTTCCTCACCGGCGCTGGTACGCAAACCGCTGCTGGTACGGCAACGGCTGGCTTCACCGACCTGGGCTTCCGCGAAGCTCTGCAGGTGCTTGACGACAACGATGTCCCGATGGACAACCGCGTGTTTGTCATTCCGCCCGCAATGAAGAAGGAGCTGCTTGGCGTGACCAACTACGTCAGCACCGACTTCGTGACCGGCAAGCCCGTTGAGACTGGCAAGATCGGCAGCCTCTACGGCGTGGACGTGTACGTGTCCACCAACCTACCCACCGAGAACACCGATGAAAAAGGCGCTCTGCTTATGCACAAAGACGCCATCGTGTTCGCGGAGCAGCTTGGCGTTCGCGTGCAGACGCAATACAAGGCTGAGTACCTTGCAGACCTTATGGTTGCTGATACTTTGTACGGGATTGAAACTTACCGAGCAGAAGCGGGCGTGAAACTGTTTGGCACTGTCTAAACAGCGTTAGTAGTACCTTGCAGGGGGAACGGGTGGCGGCCCTAGTACCCCTGCTCTTCTACCGCCATAGGAGATAACAATGAAAGCGTGTCGTATTTGTAAAACAGAAAAGCATTTAACAGAATACTATAAGCAAGTCCGCAACCGTGATGGCTTGTTTCATGAGTGCAAGCAGTGCACTAACGACGCTAGAAAACAAAGATACGATAATAACGCAGAACATTATAGAGCAAAAGAACGCAAGCGCTATCAAAAGAATAAGCGTTATTACATTGACAAAGGCATGATGTACTTAAAGAAGCGCAAAGGCGCGATGCCTAAATGGCTAAATGAAAAGCACAAGTTTTTCTTAGAAGAGATTTATGAGCTGCGCGATTTGCGTACCAAAGCAACTGGAATAGTACATCACGTAGACCACATCATACCGCTTAAAGGCGACGGAGTTTGCGGTCTGCATGTCCCTTGGAACCTTCAAATCTTAACTGCCTTTGAAAATAGAGCCAAAGGTAACAGATACTAGGAGAATTTATTATGGCGGTAACGTACACGCCTGCAACAAACTTCGGAGCCAAGGATAGTTTGCCTGTCAACGATCCCGCAAAGGTGATTAAAGGCAGTGAGTTTACGACAGAATTTACGGCCATTCAAACCGCGTTTAGTAATGCAGCGCCCTCAGCATCGCCCACCTTTACCGGCACCGTTACAATCGCTAGCGTTGACATCAACGGCGGCACAATCGACGGCGTGACCATCGGCGGGTCGAGTGCGGGGGCGGCGAGCTTTACGACGCTGACCGCGAGCGGTGATGTTAATTTTGATAGTGGGACGTTCTTCGTTGATGCGTCTGCGGATGCGGTGGGGATTGGGACGACGAGTTTTAATGCAGCAAACAAGCTAGAAGTTACTGGAGACATCAATACAACTTGGGCCTCTGGAGCTAGCCGGTTTATTGGGATGCGCTTTGCCGATGGCTCATTGTACGAGATGGGCTTGATTGTCAAAGAATCTCCCGAGCTGCAAGTCTATGCAAAACACGCAGCAGGTGCGCCGATTACGTTTCTTACGGGGACGACTCCAAGTGAGCGCATGCGCATCACCTCTGGCGGCGACATCTCCTTCTACGAAGACACCGGCACCACGCCTAAGTTCTTCTGGGATGCGAGTGCGGAGGCGTTGGGGATTGGGACGACTTCGCCCATTGGAAACTTTACGGTAGCAGATAGCGGCACTCCTATTGCCAACCCTGCTTCGCTAGCAACAGTTCATAGCTCTACCACTGACAAGTATTTCTTAAAACTTACCAGCGCCGATTTTAATGCTGACGGTAATTGGATCGGCTTGGGCCTTGGGTATTCCAGCGGATATATGAAATCCGCAATTATTTCAGAGGCAAAAGATGCTTTTGGCCGTGCGAATCTGCACTTCGCGCTAAACAGCTCAACTGGCAGCAGTAATGCAAGTCTTTCTGATAGCCGCGTGGTTATTAATTACAGCGGCAACGTCGGCTTGGGCGTGACGCCCGGTGCTTACGATAGTGGTTATCGCGCCTTGCAAATCGGAACCACAGCAAACTTCATGGGTACGGCTAGCGGAGATGGCAACTGGATTTCCAATAACGCGATCTTCAGCGACGGCGCGTGGAAGTACATTCAAACAGCGGCTGCATCTAGCCTTGATATGCAAAGCAGTACTGCACCGTTCCGCTTTAGGTATGCCGCATCAGGCACAGCAGGCAATGCTATTTCGTGGTCCGAAGCCATGCGCATCGACTCCAGCGGCAGCCTGCTTGTTGGAACCTCAACGCCTGTAGGCACCGAGCAAGTTCTTATTGCGTCGTCTAGTGCCGGTTCACAACCACAACAATTAAACTTAAAAGACACCAACGCTTCTGCTAACGGGAATTACTTTTTAGTTGCTCGTAAGTCTGACGATACTTACGTTGGAGGACTGCGAAGAAGCGGAACAGATACCGCAATGGCCGTTGATGGCACTGCGCATCTAGCGTTTCAGATAAGCGGTACTGAGGTGGGTCGTTTTGACGGCAGCGGCAATCTGCTGGTGGGGACGACGAGTGCTTCAGCAAAATTGGTAGCTGAAGGCAGCGGGTCGGCTGCGCAAATGATTAGAGGTTTTGCCACAAACGCAAGCTATACCGGCCAAGTCATTCAGTCGCTTGCAAGCCGAAACACAACAAATGAGTCTTATGAGTTTTTACGCTGCTCCGTGAACGGTGTTGCCGACAGATTAAAAATTTACGACAACGGCAACGTCGAAAATACCAACAACAGCTATGGCTCTCTTTCTGACATTAAGTTGAAAGAGAACATTGTGGACGCTTCTCCGCAGTGGGACGACATTAAAGGCTTGCAGTTCCGCAAATACAACTTCAAGGAAGAAACAGGACAATCAACCCACACGCAGATGGGCCTCATTGCCCAAGAAGTAGAGCTTGTATGCCCCGGAATTGTTAAAGAAACAACCGACCGAGATCAAGAAGGAAACGATCTTGGAACCACAACCAAAAGCATTCAATACTCGCTTGTGTACGTCAAAGCCGTTAAAGCCTTGCAAGAAGCAATGGCCCGTATTGAAACCCTTGAGGCCGAAGTGGCCGCACTGAAAGGAGCATAAAATGGAAATTGTCTGGTCTATTCCGAACGTCGAGCGTCACACCGCTGACGGATTTGTATTTACAGCGCACTGGCGAGCGACGGCCACAGACGGCGACTTCTCCGCATCCTCCTACGGCACCGCAGGGTTTACTCAAGACCCCGAGGCGGAGGGCTTTATTGCCTACGAAGATTTAACGGAAGCCGACGTACTGGCTTGGGTGTGGGCTGAGGGCTTCAAGGACGCAACCGAGGATGCCCTCAAGTCTAAAATCGAGGCGGACAAGAACCCGACCAGCGCTAGTGGAGTGCCGTGGTAATGGATGCTTTCTTCGCTTTCTTCGACGCATTTCCTGCATGGCTTACGGCGGTTACGTCGTTAATCTCCGCAGCGACGGCCATCACGGCCCTTACGCCCACGAAGGTTGACGACAAGTACGTAGCCATTGCGCTGCGTGTCCTTAACGTCGTGGCCGGTAACGTAGGCAAGAACCGCAACGCTGACGGCTAGGCCGCATGGACGGGCCTGATCAGCTAGAGTTGTTGCTGTCGCTGTGGCCCGTCTTTGCTGGCTTTATTAGCTTGGTCATAGTGTTAGCTAAAATGCACAGCGAACTGGAAACCGTAAAGGAGAAGGTTCGCGTCTTGTTTGACTTGTGGAACGGGCGGGACAAGTAATGTTACAAATGCTTATCGGTCCCGTTACGTCCCTTCTTGACAAGTTTATTGAAGATAAAGATCAGAAGGTTGCGCTTGCGCATGAGATTGCTACGATGGCTGAGCGCCATGCGCAAGAGCAAGCTATGGCCCAAGCAGAAATTAACAAGCAAGAAGCTACGCATCGTAACATGTGGGTTTCTGGATGGCGCCCTTTTATTGGCTGGGTGTGTGGCGCTGCGCTAGCGTGGCATTTTGTGCTAGCCCCAGTGGTACTATTTGTTGCATCGTGGCTTGACGTATTCCTTCCGCCTCTCCCCACCTTTGACATGGACAGCCTAATGACTGTGCTGCTTGGCATGTTGGGTTTGGGCGGTTTGCGTAGCTACGAAAAAGTTAAAGGACTAACACGCTAATGCAACAGATACAAGACAATGCTCACAAGGTTGCAGACACGTTAACGGCTACGTCCGTGCTTAGTGCCATTACGGCCAACCTACCGCTCATCACTGAGTGGGTGCAATTGATTGCTGCACTGATTGGTATTTGTTCCGGTTTGGCGGCGCTGCGGTTTTACCTAAAGCGTACGTCTAATATTGGCAAGGAAGACTAATGGGTGGCTTTACTATTCCAAGAGGTTACAGGCTTAGTGCTGACTTTAACGCTCCTGGTGTTTCCGTTGTTGATTCCTATGGCGGTCAGCGTGTATCGTATGATGCTGGTGCAGACTTAGCTCCTATTTCTTTAGCTGTTTCTCAAGCAGTTAATGCAAACAATCCGGCCCTAGCACAGCGCAACTACCGCGACTTTGTTGACCGCTCCGCTTTAGACTACGCAGAGATTGATCGTCGTAAAGCAGATAGCAACTTAAACACAGCTATTGGTTTGCTATCGGCTGTAGCTATGCCGTACGCTGCGCCTGCGCTTGGTAGTTTGTTTGGTGGCGGCTTGCTTGGCTCTGCTGTAGGTGGAGGCTTAATTGGTGGCGCTACAGCAGCCGCTACGGGTGACAGCATTGTAGAAGGTGTGCTTACTGGTGGACTGTCTGGCGGCTTAGCGGGCGTTGATGTAGGCCAAGTATTACCTGCAGCAAGCCGCGCAACGCAAGCAGTAACAGACTCTGGGATTAGCGCATTGTCAGCAGTTAGCGCCGCAGGCCCTGCTGTAATGACAAAAAAAGATGAAAGCGGTTGGGGGCAAGGACCAACAAGCGAAGAAGCCGGTTTTCCTACGTGGCATCAGCCTGTGCCTGTTATTGTAGAGCGTCCAAGAGAAGAAGCTGGAGGCGGTGGTAGCACCGCTGCGCCAGCTCCTACGCCAGCTCCTACGCCAGCTCCTGCGCCAGTCCCGGCCCCATCCCCGGCACCTGTAGAATCAAAAGCAGATTATGAACATCCGTGGCGTTATGAAGGCAACGGATTGTTTGTAAACGTTTTTACTGGCGCTATGAAGTATGATGAAGACCTTCCTGATTATTTTTATGAAGATGTGTATGATCGGGAAGGAGAGGTTGTTATTCTTTCGCCTCCGATCGGTGAACGCTATGGACAAGCTGATCCACGTTTTGAAACATCAGGAACAGGCACTGTTGAAGAAGCTCCTGACGAACAACAAGAAGACGTTGTAGACGTATTCCTTCCGCCTGACTTAGTGGTTGACACTACGGCACCGGATACATTTGAACCGGAACCTGTACCGGAACCTGTAACGCCTCCACCAGCGCCTGCTCCAGAGCCCGTTACGCCTCCACCAGCGCCCGCACCGGAGCCTGTAACGCCTCCGCCAGCGCCCGCACCGGAGCCTGTCGTAGAGCCTGCTCCTGAGCCTGTCGTAGAGCCCGCTCCTGAGCCGGTAGCGCCTACCCCTACGCCTCCTACCCCTGAACCTACTCCGGCCCCTGAGCCTGCTCCTACGCCCGTACAGGAGCCTGTAGAGCAGCCAGCACCAGAGCCCTCTACAGGGGCTGATGAAAGCGTAGCGGTTGGCGGCGAAGGCACCGGAACTGGTGAAGGCTCTGGAGCCGGAGAGGGTGAAGGAGAAGGCGACGGAAGCGGTGACGGCGTGGGCCTTGGCGCTGGCATGATGGCCGCTGCAGCAAGTGCTGCGTTTGAGCCGCAGTGGAGCGAGCTGTTTAAGTACACAACCCTTACGCCTTACCAAAAGAAAACACTGGCGCCTTATGTTGACTACATTGCGCAAGCACGAGGCATGACTGGACGAGGAATGTTATCATGACGTATTTGGAAGCAGTGAATCAAGTGCTGCTGCGCCTCCGTGAAGACACCGTAACGGACGTAACGGGTCTTGATGATCCCGTAGCAGAGATGGTTGTTTCGCTTGTTAACGATGCCAAGCAGATTGTCGAAGATGCACACACGTGGAATGCGCTACGCTCCGACTGGGCCATTGCGACCACCGCTGGCGACAATCTATATAGCTTGACAAACGCCGGGAATTATGGTAAAATAGAGTATATCGTTAAGGATGACGGAACGGAGCTTACGGAAGAAACGCTTTACAGCTTGCGCAAACGACAAGCCGCTTCGCCCGCCGATAACAAACCAAAGTATTATGCTGTTAACGGCACTGACGCTAGCGGCGACATTCAACTACAGCTATTCCCGCAACCTAACGCCGTATACAACTATACCGTATATGGCTTTAAGCGTCAAGCAGAGCTTAGCGCAGCCGCTGACGTTCTCCTTGTACCCTCTAAGCCCGTTGTGTATTACGCGCTAGCTATGGCGGCACGCGAGCGTGGCGAAGTGGGCGGTCAAACGGCAGCAGAATTGTTTGCTTTAGCTAATGTGTATTTGTCTGACGCTATTGCATGGGATGCTTCGCTTAACGATCTTGACAACATTTGGGCTACTGTGTAATGGCGCAACAACAACAGAACATTACGGTTAGCGCTCCGGGTTTTCAGGGACTGAATACGGAAGACTCTCCGCTTCAGCAAGACCCTGGCTTTGCGCTTGTAGCCGACAATGCTGTTGTGGATAAGTTTGGTCGTATTGGTTCGCGTAAGCCGTGGACGGAATTCACCACTGCGGTTAACGTAACGTATAGCGCAGCGGCTGGCGTAGCGGACACGCAGATTAAAACGCACCGCGTGGGTCACGGCAACATTAACGGCACAATCTATGTGCTAGCTACTGTTGGTGTGTATCAATACGACGCAAGCAATGCGCTGCTGCAAGACGACTACTTCATCTGCAAGCTAACCACTAGCGCTGGCCCTACGTATGAGCTGGACGAGATTAGCTATCCTTCGCTTGTTGACGACAGCGCCTTGGCTGACGCTAAGCTTGTCAGCTTCAATGACAAAATGTACATCTTCAGCGCTGGCAATGAGTGCCTTGAGTATGACGGCAGCACGATTGCTAAGCTCTTTACCGGCACCAACGACGTAGATTACATTAAGCCTCAAGACAATAGCGGCACCATTGCGGCAGCTATTAACGGTGACGTAGCGACTGCCGCTTACGGGCGCTTGTGGGTTAGCGGTATAGACGGCGACTACCAGACGATTTACTACAGCGACTTGCTTATTGCTACGCAGTGGTACGATGGGCGTACGTCGCCAGCAGACCCGCAGAACACTGGCGGTTTAATTAACGTCAATGAGTATTGGCCTGCCGGTACGGACCGCATTGTAGGCATTGTGGCCCATAATGGCGCTTTGTTTATTATGGGTAGGCAGTCCATCCTCGTTTACAATAACGCAGCGACAGGCGATCCAGCAGCCGCTGACGGCATTGTGCTAGCGGACACCATCACAGGTATTGGCTGTGTGAACCGTGACGCCATTGCCAACATTGGCTCTGACGTGCTGTTTGTTGACGACTCTGGCGTGCGCTCACTGGGCCGCACAATCCAAGAGAAGTCTGCACCGCTTGGTGACTTGACGGCTAACGTGCGTCGAGACATCACTGACATCATTGCCCTCACGGCAGACAAAACCACCATCTCGCTATCTTACTGGCCTGATGAAAACTTAACGGTTGTCAACTTCAGCAACGACTTGCAAGCCTTTGCAATTGAGATGCGCGCACCTAGCGTTACCGGCGGCAATAAGGTAACGCGCTGGACCAATACGGTCTGGGAGCGCGCTATGTACTACGAGGTAGCTGGCGAAGCCCGCGTATTGCTTGCAAGTTCTGCTAGCGACTATGGCCTGTTTATTTACGATGAGGGCCTAAACTATAACGACGAGCCGTTTGAGTTTAAGTATGAGTCTAATTCGTTTACGTTTGGTCAACCTGCTAACACTAAGTTTGTAAAGCAGATTGACTTTACGGTTGTGTCTACGCTATCGAATGCGCAGGCGTACGCAGGGTGGGGTTATAGTGGGCGTCTTGATTACAATAAGCCGCTAACTATTACGGCCCAAGCGCCTGCATTGTACAACGCAGCGTACTACAACCAGACAGACGAATACGGCCCAGGCTTGACGACTATTAAGCGCTATCGTGTTAACGCTAAAGGTAGCGGTGAGTCAGTGATTATTGGTTTTCGCACAGAGGTTAATGGAAACACGATTAGCCTTCAAGAGATTAACGTACAGACGCTCATTGGGAGGATTATCTAAATGAGTCTTTTTGATTTGCTAGCAGGTGCTGGCAGTGCTGCTGCTGGCTATGCGATGTCGGAAGACATTCGCAAAACTGGAGCGCAAGGCGCTGAGCAGATGCGCCAGCTTGGGCAACAGCTACAAGACCAAACAGCCTTCCGTGGCTACGGTGTACAGACGGGTCTAGGACGCTCTACGATTGACCCTACGGGTAGTTTAGACGTAGGCGTAGGCCCACAGCAGGCTATGCTTCAGTCTGGTCAGAGCATGTTTGGAGGCGCTGGAGCAGGCTTTGATGCTGCTGGTCAGGCACTGCAACAAGCCATGACCAACCCCGCCTATGCGCAAGCGCTAACCGCTATGCAAGCAGGGCAGGCTGGCCTAGCAGGTCAGCAAGCTGGGGCGCTGGGGGCTTCACAACAAGCCATGCAGCAGGCCATGATGGACACTGCGGGCCGTGAGCAGCAGGTGTTTGAGCGCGCTATGGCGCTGCAAGAGCCTGGACTACAGCGCGCACAGGCCGCACAGCAAGCCCGTGAGTTTGCTATGGGGCGTGGAGGTGTTCGTGGGTCACAGTTTGGTGGTACCGCTGAGGATGCCGCTATGGCCCGTGCACGCGCTGAGGCTACGAACCAAGCAGCATTCCAGGCAATGGGTCAGGCGCAGCAGGAAGCTATGAACCGCGCTAACATGGCTAGCCAGTTTGGTCAGCTTGGCACGCAAGCCGGTCAGCTTCAAGGACAGCTTGGCACTAACCTTGGTCAGCTTGGTTTGCAGCAAGCACAGCTTGGTCAGCAAGGCGCTGGCATGCTGGCAGACATTGCGCAGCGCGGCGGGCAGCTTGGGCTACAAGGTTACGAAACGGCCTTCACGCCGCTACAGCAGCAGCTTAACGCCCTGCAAGTCGGTCAGCAAGCCGCTAACATGGCACAAACCGGACAGCTTACTGGCGCAGGTTATGGTGCACAGCTTGGTCTTGGCGGCATTCAAGCGCAGATCAATGCCGAGAAGGCAGCTAGCGAGCTGTTCGGCAATCTGTTCGGTGCGGGCATGACGGCTATTGGCAGCATTGGGCAAGGCGCGCCTGCGGGGTCTAGCTTTCTTGAGCAGCTAGGTCTTCCTGGCTTGTTCTCTAGCGCTGTTGAAGAGTCTGCCGGTCTTAGGTCGCTTGACGACTACGACTTTGGGAAATAAGGAGCGACATAATGGCAGGTATTGATGCAAGCGCCAACTTAGGCGGAATGCTGTCGCAGATTGGCGGAACGCTTGGTAGCATGGGGCAGGCGGGTCAGGGGCTTATGCAGCCCATCATGACTTCGTTCCGCCCCCAGCTCGACCCTAACAATGTTGAGTCTTTGCAGCGCCAAGCGGCGTTTCAGGGGCGTATCGGTGACACTGAGCAAGCGCGGCTGTTTACCAATCAAGCGCTGGTGTTAGAGGAAAAGCAAAAAGAAGAAGCAGAGAAGCAACGTAAGCTGCGAGAAGGACAGGCCCAAGCCAAGGCAATTAATGCTTACACCAATGCTTTGGCCTCTGACGACGAAGCGGCTATTGAAGCTGCTCAAGCTGAGGCAATGAGCGTAGGATATGCGCAAGGCATTGACATGACGCCTGTGCTGTCCCAAGCAGAAAACCGGTTTTATAACAAAAAGAATCAATCGTATCAAGAAGGGGAGCGTGCACGTCTTAATAAAAAGCGTGCAGAAGATGCAGCGGTAGAAAAAGCAACGCAAGCAATGTCCGCAGCGTTTAATAAAGCAAGGACCGAAGAGCAGCTAAACGGCTTGCTACAAAGCGCTGGTCCTCTTGTAGCAGAACAAGCAAGTATTCTTTATAGAAACAATGTTGCTCGCTTAGAGGCGGATCGCGCCCGTGCAGAAAGAGAAGCAGAGGCGAATGCACCTATTGAGCTTCTTGATCCTAATTTGATTCCTAGCGGCGACGCCATTCCTGATCAAACGTCGGCAAGCTTGAAAAACCGCATGGAAATATATAATGCGGCTGCTAAAAAGGCGAACGACACAGTAGCAGGGAAAGGGTTTTTGCCGCAAACAACGCGAAATAATCTTAGAGCTATGCGGTCTGAGATAACGAGCCGTCTTAATAGTGCCATTGATTCGGTTGCTCTTTATGATTGGAAATTAGGCAAAGCGCAAGAAGAAGCAGAGCAAACAACCATTAAGGATATTAAGAACGATTCTTTTAACCAAGCCGAACGTGACGCGGTAAAAGACAGGCCCTGGCCCGAATCTGATTTAACAGAGCAGCAGGCTATTCGCCGTCTTAGGAACGAGAGATTTGTATCTATTCTGGGAGCTGAGGCTGCGGCGCAGCATGTTGAGTATAGCAAAGGCGACCCTGAGTACGTTCTTGCTGGCTTGCCTAAGCCGGGAGACAAAGCAAAAGGTCCGGGGCCAAAAGACTTTACGGTTGAAGACGAGCAGCCAGTGCCCGTTCAAGGGCCCGGATTTGCTCAGACTCAGGGAACGAACACGGTTCCTTCTGTGTCTCCCACTTTGATTTCTACTTTGGAAGCGCAGCTTTCAGGCATTGAAAATCAATTAAAAACTCTTGGACCATACTCCAGTATTGGGGCCGTTCCTGCTGGGTCTGAAGAAAAGTATGCCCGAATAGACCAGCTAGAAAGTTTGCGCACAGATGTTCAGCGGCGTCTTCGATTAGCTAATAGGCTCGCTGGAATGAAGCCTGGAACGGAGCTACCCCCTGCGCGCAAGCCCGGAAGCTTTCGTGTATCGCAATCGCTTTCCGCACAGCGTGATGCCGATCTCCGCGCTCTTGCCGATATGGAGTCTCGTCTTTAATTTAAAGGCGTTTGGTGGAAACTAATTGGAGATTTTCGTGAAAGAATACACGCTGGGTTATCAAGGTTCTTCTTACAAAGTAGTAGCATCAAGCAAAGAAGAGGCCATCAATAAGTTGATTGAGCGACTATCTCCTCCTGACGACGAAGAGCTTACTGGACTGGAAACCGCTGGCGCAGCCGCTACGCAATTTGCAGAAAGCGCGTTTGGTGTTGGTGATGAGCTTAATGCAATTCTGCGTGGCGTAGGCGGCAGTATCTATGATGTGTTCAACACGGACATGGATTTGTCGCAGGCACTAAATGCAAACCTTGACTACAACCGCAACATTGAAGCAGCGCGTCAGCAGCTTCAGCAGTTTGAACAAGAAAGCCCAGGCTTATCAGCAGCCGCTACGGGTGCTGGTCTGCTTGCCGGTATCGCTACGCCTATTGGCGTTATCGGTAAGGGGGCTAGTCTAGGGCGCGCCGCAGGCATTGGTGCTGGCTACGGTGCTGGCTTTGGTGCGCTCAGCGGCGAGGAAGTAGAAGGCCGTGTTGAAGGCGCGCTGTCGGGCGCACTGCTTGGCGGTGCGTTTGGCGCTGGTGCGCAGAAGCTGGGACAGAAGCTTGACGGAATCGTTAAGAACCCTAACGCCAGCGCTATGGACGAAGTAGCAGAAATCACCGATCAAGCCAACTGGACGGACGTTAACGAAGATTTCCGTTGGTGGGACAAGATGTTTGTCGGTGTGTCTGATGCTATTCGCCGCCGTATCAGCCCTGAAGTGGGTGGTAGAGTGCAGCGTGCTGACGAATCAGCAATGCGTCAGAAAGGTATAGAAAACTCTGAGTTTGTAGAAAACACAAACATGCAAAGCGTTATCAATCTGTGGAACGAAGACGATAAGTTTGCGGGTATGGTCCTTGACTATGCGCAAGGGCAAAAGCCGGTTGGCGAGCTTATCGGTTATGTTAGTAAAGAACTGGACAGCGATGCCGCTCAGGCCCTTGTTAAGTATATAGACTGGTCTAAAAAGTCTAACGCTCGCTTTAACGAAATGCTTGGCAAAAATCAAGACGCAACAGATTACTTGCACACTCAGCGTGTTGGCGGGCTTAAAAAACGAAAGCAGCTTTCACGCCGCGAGCGCGCCTCTGATTACATTGAAGACTTTGCGGACGATGAAATCAACATGCCCATTGACCGCGCACAGCTTAAGCGTACTCGGGAGCTGGCGGAAGAAGGATTAAAAGTCCGCGACTATGCCAACCCATTCCTTACAAACGCGCAACGCATTCACAACAACAACAGGCTGCTGCAGCTCCAAGAAAAGTTTGACATTAAAAAGCTAAACAAAGGCGCTGATGGCTTGATGGATGCGCTGGAGAAAAAGTTTCAAGACCGTGGCATAAATAAGTACGGCTCGCGTGACGCACGCAACGCTATCGCTATGATGCTCAAGGGGCAAAATACTTCTGCTAACGCGTGGATTAAGTCGTTACAGAACAGCGGCTACTCTGTGCTTGCTGGTCCGAAAACCGTACTGCTTAACTTCCACGATATTCCAACCGCTGTGTGGAATAACGGTATTGCTAGTATCCGTGGCTTAGTGAACCGCGCCGCCAGCAAAAGCGCAGACGTACGGCGCTTGGGCATTGAGCAAAACTACGGGGAATTTATTCAGAACATTCCGGCAGCCAGTAAGCAGGTTAGTGCTGGGGAGCGTGCTGAAATGATTACTAAGTCCATTACAGACAAGGTTATGAAGTACGGCGGCTTCCAAACCGCTGACCGTGTTGCTAAGAATCAAGTGCTTAAGACTGTAGCCCAAGACACGCTGGATCGTGTGAATAACAACACACTACGCCAGCGCTGGGGCACCTACTTTAAGCCGTCTGAAATGGCCCGTATTGAAGGAGCGGTTAAGCGCACTGGTGGCGACATTACGAAGATGAACGCCAAGGAGCAGAAGCTGTACGACGAGCTGCTTACGCTTGGGCTTGGACAGCAGCAGCTTATATCGGCAGCAGGACGGCCCATCGGCTGGCTTAACAACCCCAACCTGCGCCCGCTGTGGATGATGCGCGGCTTTGCCATTAAGCATAACACGCTGCTTAGCGAGAAGATTGTTGATAAGTGGAAGGCAGGCGACAAGGCTGGAGCCGCTAAGGCGGCAGCTACGTACTTAGCGCTTCCTGGCATCAGCTATGCGGGCATGAACGTTGGACGTAACGAGCTGTTCAAGGAAGACTACGAGCCCAGTGCTGAAGAGTTTATGTTCTCGCTGCTTGACTCTGTGCTTGGTCCCATCACGCTAAACAGCATCGGTTTGGGCAGCAGCTATGAGCGTTCTGAGCTTGTGAAAGACCCCGCTAAGGCAATCTTGTCCTCTGCGCTTCCGCCTACGGGGCTGTATGGTGACGTTGCTGAGGGCATTGTTCAAGCCATTGCGCGGGAGGATGCAGACGAGCTGGGTAACATTGTTGCAGACCACCCGCTATACAAGCAATGGGCGGCGTTCTTCGACTAAAGCGCAACGCCCGCTACACGTCATGCGTAGCGGGCGCCTTGCTCCCTTATAAGTCCTCCTCTTTGACGAAGATGCCGTTGCGCATCTTGCCCTTACGGTCCTTAATCTTCTTGTAGCTAACCTCCAGCGCTTGCCGTAGCGTAAAGCCGTTACGCGTCGCAATGTTAATCAACACAACCAGAACGTCCCCCATCTCGTCCCTCAGATCGAAGCCGTCATGCACGTCTTGATCTAACTCGTTAACCTCCTCTAGCAGCTTGTGCATTTGCGCAGCGTCCGTGCTGCCTTCAATCAAGTTGCGGTCTTCGTGCCAGTCAGCGACTAGCTGTTCAAGTTCTGCAAAGCTCACTTAACAATCTCCCTGGCCCATACGCGTTCGTTGATGTGTGCATTATAGCAGTGGTTCTTGTCAAACCAAAACAGATCGTCAAGGGCTTCTTCGGCCTTCTCCCAGCCTTCGCGGTAGCAGCGCGCCGACACCGACTCGTTTGGCTTACCGTTTAAGAACACTACGTTAGCGAGTACCGACAGCGCGTGGCCGACGCGGCACAAGTAGTCCTTCACGGCTCATACCTCCACTCAATCAGCATTTCCAGATAGTGGATTGCTTTGCGTAGGTCTTCAGCACCGCCCTTGTCTGCATGGCGCGTGACGTACTTGATGACGTTGCCTTCCATGTAGCCCAGCCCGTTCTTGTTAATGTACTCAATGGGCTGAATGGCTAGCTGGTAGTGACTACCTCCTTCTTGCCGACTAGTGGGGCTTTTCGCTTGTTCAAGGGCCAAAAGATGTTCATCTATGCCAATAATGTCATCAAACTCAGTGGACGGGGCCTTCGTAGTCTTCTTCTGCATGTCCCATAGCTCCAGTTAGTAGGTTGTATTTGCCAAGGTCGAGTAGCATGTTAACGGTGTCGGGATGTAGGCCGTTAGAGGCTAGCACAAACTCCCGGTCTTCGATGAAGATGACGCAAGCAGCCTCTACGGCTATCTCTGGATTCTTTTCTTCAAAGTCTCCAAGCGCTTCGCGCAGCTTCAACAGCATGTCACGCACCGTCATGCGCTCTTCCTGCTTCTTCTTCCCGAAACCCCCTTCGATTACCTTTGGCATATTAATCGTTCCAGTCGTCGAACAGCTCTAAGTGTTTCTCAAAGCGTTCTCTGTTGTCAAGGATGTGGCTGCGCAGCAGGTCTACCAGTTCGTGTGTATCAATGTCGCATAGATCAACAACCTCCCACGCATCACAGTGCTTCATGACAGCTTCAATTAACGGGTCGTCTTGCAGCGGCACGTCAAACCCTCCGAATCTTAGAGCCAAGGTCCATCGGCTCAGCGTAAGGCGTACCGTCAATGACCACGCCGCACCCGATGATGGGCTTGAGCTTGAAGTGTCGCCCGTATGCGAAGGCTAGGTGCTTCTGGTTGACGCCGCAGCCTACCGCCATGCCCCATACCAGCTCCCTGTCGCTGGCCGTGTAGCTCACACCAAGGTTGCTGTGGTTGTGGCCTGAAACGGTGCACTGCATGCGCTGCTTGGCGTCGTTACGGAAGCCGTTCACGCCGTTAGCGGTTTCACCGTGATGGTATAGCACGCCGTCAATCTCAATCTGCTCCTCAATCTTCCAGCCCTCAGGCATCTCAAGCAGCTCTTCAAGAGGCCGCATAAAGATGTCAGGCTCCATGCCTAGCTTGCGTAGCTGTCGTGCCGGGATGCGGTCGTGGTTGCCCAGGATTAGCGTGACGTTAGGGAACGCGTCGTACCAACGCTTCGCCCTCTCAAGCGCAGACTCATACTCCCCGTGTACGTTGTGCAGCAGCGGCTCGCTGTCGTGGAAGCTAAGGCTGTGGTTGTCGATGAAGTCACCGATGTGTACCACAGTGTCTACGTTCCACAGATCAAACTGCTCCTGACAAAACTCCAAGTAGCCGTCTAGTTCGTAGGGCAGGTGTGTGTCTCCGATGATTCCTACACGTGCCATGCTATTTACTCCTCTCTGCGTTAGTCTTTGCTTGGTGGCAGTCTTTGCATAGCACTTGAAATCCATCGGCTTCACAGAACATGCGCTCTACGAAGCCGGGGAGATCGTCATAGCTACGTAACGATCCGCACTGTACTATGTGATCTACTTCCACTTGCTTTGCGCCGAACCAACCGTCGCAGTGTGCACACACGTAGGTGTTGTACGCTACCTTAGCGGCTTGCTTAGCGCTGTGCTTTGGTCCCCATCGTTGGAAGGCGGAGCGGAGGGCGCTACGGATAAAGCCAAAGTAGCGACTCTCCGTCCACTTGCCATCATTGCGTGTCCTTGGTACTCGCTTGCTCATCTAGTGTTTCCACCGTGATGCGTATCGGCCCATGCTGCTTCATCCACAACAGGGCCATACGCGCTATTGCTCTTGCTTGCTTTGGGTAGGTGACTATGTGTGTAATCTTCATGCCGGTGGGCTCCATAGCTCGCCTTCCTGCCGCCTAATCCATAGCTGCCTCCCTTGTCGTAGTAGCCAGTCGTCCAGTATCGCCTCCTTCTCGTCCACGCACATGCCAACCTTATCGAATGCTTCAGAGTATACGTTACGTACATACTGATACATTTCGGCAGGATCGTACATGTCTTCGATGGGGTCAAGTAGTGCACGCATGGCTTTCTGGCCCAAGCGCTTGAACAGTCCGGGGATGTTGTCCGTAGCGTCGCCAGTAATTAGCTGCTTGTAAAAGAAACGGTCTGCATCTTCAGGTGACACGTTGAATAACTCCCTACGCCGCCAGTTCCAGTGCCATCCCGGCACGCCATACAAGTCTTTGTCTAGCGTTGCAATGCCGTGGCCGTGTTGGTACGCCATATACCCAAGCTTGTCGTCAGCTTCCTCACCGTCCACTACCTCAGCGCCCAAGGTGTCAACCATGTACGCCTTAAGCTCTGGGTAGTGTTCGGGTTTGTCTTGCTTCCTGTTCCCTTTGTACGGGTAGGTGTCGCAGCCGTAGTCGATACGGTAGTTACCCTTCCCGGTTAGGTAGATTTCGATGCCCTCCGCCTGCAATTCGACCATGATCGTTTCACAAGCGGAGCGCACCGAACGACACGCGAAGGCAATGGGGTCATCCTGGGCGGCAAACGCCACGCTGTACAGCACAATGTCGCCGTCCAGACCCCAACGCATTACAGCACCTCAGCCATTGCGTCTTCCTCCACAGACACTTCAGGCTTTGCTAGTTCCTCAATGGCTAAGCTGACCAGCGAGGGGCGGCACACACCGTCACGGCCCTTGTACGCCTTGATCTTAGCGCGCACTACAGTGCCGTAGCCGATCTCACGCGGGCTACCTTCAAAAGGAGTTTTGCCATCATCTTCAAACAAGATGTTAAACTTACCGCTGTTGTCAATCGGGTACTGCGACTTGCACTCAATGAACTGACCACGTGCGTACTTGTCGTCAGGCTTGCGCTTCGTTTCTACGCCTAGCTCTTCTAGCTTCTCAATGGCACGGTCGCTAAGGTTGGTGAGCTGCACGCCATACTTGCCGGTAGGTGCACCACGATAAGTAATCTCGTCAACCAAGGACGGGAAGCTAACGGTAGCGCGGAGGTTTACGATTTGGTTTTCCATGTCTAGTTCCTTGTTAGTTGTTCCGGTCGTTCTTTGACCGTGACTATATTTTCTCATAAGTAGGTATAAAAGTCAAGCAGCTAATACAAAATTGCCGTGGTTTTTATGGAACCCAAAGTGCTGCTCAGCTTTCTTACGAACAGCTATGGCTTCATCAAGGTCTTCATAGTTCCCTAAAAAGATTTCGTTACCATTAATTTTAATCCTAACGCGGTACTTTCCTCTGTGTATATCAATACCGGGAATGCCTGTTTTGTTTGTTTTATAAAGACGCATGTTCCTTGCGTTTTCTAGTGAGCTAACAAGCCGTAGATTTTTGATTCGGTTGTCTGCTTTATTGCCGTTAATGTGGTCGATGTACATATTTTTTGGGTCTTGTCCATACACCCACATCCAAATAAGGCGAGAAGTTTTATACATTACCCCATCTATACGTGAGTTTCTGTAGCGAGCAGACAGCATGGGTTTTGCTTTTCTTGTTCCTGTTTTGGTTTTACGTACAAACACTCCGTTGTCTGGGTTGTAATCGTACAGCTCACGGAGCAGCTCTTGTGAAGGTAGCGGGTTTGCATTGCTCATTAGTGTGTCTCACTCCAGTTGATACCAATTTTATACTCCCCGTCTAACGGACAACGGAGATTTAGTACACGTCCCGCCTCGCGTATTGCATTGCGGAACACTGCGCCTACCCGCTGCGCATACTCTTCAGGCACCTCTACCTGAAACTCATCGTGCACCTGGGCCACCAGCTTGTACGGGTAGCCGTAGCGTGCTAGCTTTTCTGTTGCTATCACCAGCGCTTGCTTCATAACAATGGCGCCAGCAGATTGCAGCAAAGTGTTGAGTGCTGCGTGTTCGCTGCGTATCAGCACACGGCGCCCGTCAAGCCCCGGTAAGCTACCTTGTAGCCCATGCCTAGCCACCTTGTTAATCAGCTTCAGGAGGGCAGGGAGGCTGTCTAGGAAGCGTTGCTTAAGCTGTGCGCCCTTGCGTGACGAGCCGCCTACAATGCTACCAATCTTGGCGTCACCGGCACCATACAGGAACGCATAGATAAACGTCTTGGCTTGGGGCCTAGTGTCCAGCCCTGCTGCCTGTTGGTTGTAGGTGTGGATGTCGCCGTTAAGGATCAGGTCCGTATACTTATCATCGTCCATGTAGTGCGCAAGCATACGTAGCTCAAGGCCGCTAGCGTCAATGCCGACAAGCTTGCTGCCCTCAGGCGCTACGAAGCATTGGCGGTACAGTGAATCGCTAGGTATCTGTGCCATGTTTGGGCTGCTGTGCGTCATGCGGCCCGTCACGGCACCACACGTGTTGACACGGCCATGAATGCGGCCATCGTCCTGTACTGCATCAAGCCAGGACTTGAGCATACCGTAGCGCTTCTGCAGCGTCAGGTACTCAAGGACCAGTACGGCTTCCGGTACGTGTTCGTTCTGCTTCAGCGTAGTCTCGTCCACCTTGGGCTTACCGCTAGGCGTGGTGTCACGCCACACGGCACCCTTCTGGGCCAGACGCTCAGCCACTTGCTGACGGGAAGCTACGTTGAACACCGTCACCTTGTCCTTCAGTTGCTTACCAGTCTTCTCAGACCAGCGCTCCTCCACGATGGGCGGGAAGATGGCCTGCAGCTCAGCCTCAATCTCACGCATACGCTGCTCGTGTTCGCAGTACAGGGTGCATGCGGTGTTGAAGTCAAAGGCAAAGCCGTGGGCAATCTGCTGCACCGTAGCCTCAGCGACAGCATGCTCAAGGTCACGGCACTGCTGGCTGAAGTCCTGCCGGTCTAGCTCTGCGACGATGTGTTCGTACACGTCCCAGTTAGCGCGGCAGTCTTGCAGGCAGTAGCGGATCATGTCGTCCGTCAGGCCCTTGTCGAAGTTGGTAGCATCGAACTCTTCCTTGAGTTCTTTGCCAGCACGCAGCGCCCAAGCCTTCAGAGAATGTCCACCCTCAGCGGGAGGGTTTAGTAGACGGCCCATGACGAGAGTATCATGCACCGTTCCTTTCCATGTCCAGCGCCACACACGCTGTAGGACTGGTAGGTCAAAGGCCAGCAGGTTGTGGCCGATGATGGTATCAACTCCGCGTAGAGCGTCCCGTAACTCTGATGACGTGGTGCAGGATACGGCTTCGTTCCGTTCTGGTAGGTATACGCCCGCCATCCAGATCGTGTCGTGCGCTAGGTTCGTTTCGATGTCCACTACTGCTTTCATTCGGCTGTCTCCTTAGCCTACTTAGCTCTTCTTGTTCTTGCAATGCGATTACGTAGTCACCCATTCTACTCATAGTGTACTCCTTTACGCTGGCGTTATGCTGCGTTACGGCCTAACTAATAATGGTATTGCTGTATTAGGTTTGCCGTAACGCTACATAACGATAGTTATTTTATCATGCCAGCAGGGTGTGTGTCAAGCACCAGAGCCAACAACTTCACAAACACCGCCGGTGCAAGCCAGCTCTTGGCTACCCGTGGTGGTATCGCCCCGCTCAAAGGCAGGCAGAGAAGCCCAGTCGATCTCAGGCATGTGAGCAGACAGCTCCTTGTACTCCTGCTCCGTAAGCTCCTGATAGGGCGCCTGACGGTACGTGCCGTTGTCGTAAGGCAGCAGAGAGATACCAGACATGATGTCCCAGTTGTCCCAAATCCACTGGCAAACAGCGAAGAACTCGTCTTCCTTGTAGTACACCGTGATGGACGGCTTGTGTTCACACCAATGCAACTGGTACTGCTTCCAGACTTCAAGCTGTCCGATAGCGCCCACATCGTTACGGAAGATGGAGGTCTTCGGTGCTTCAATCGGGAAGCTGAACACGGTGGTGGTGTCAGGCTTCATGACGCACTGCTCGTACGGTACACCCTGAGCGCGCAGGAAGTCCGTCATCGGGTCTTTGTTGTCCTGGCGTACCGTCCGCACATAGTACCGTGAGTAGTTGGGATGGATGCCTGATGCACACAGCGCAAGCTGACTCACCGTACCACTTGGCTTGACGCACGTGATGGCAGCAGCAGGGTTGATCTCAAGGCTCTCAGCCCACTGCTTGTTCACGTTGATGGCACGCTCACGCATGACAGTCAGCCACTCTTCAAGCTTCTTGTTACCCTTGCTGCCGTTAAGCACAGGGTGGTCCATGAGGCCGGTCAAGCTGACACCAAGCAGCGCTTCCTCCTCGCAGTTCTTCTTCCACACAGAGCGCAGGTAGCGGAAGTTAGTGAGCGTAGCTTGCAGCGTACCGAAAGCCGTAGCCACCTCAACCTTCTCCAGCAGTTGGTCAAGCGTATCGGTGGAGCGTACAATCACTTCGCTCAGGTTGCAGAACTCCGCAGGGCGCAGGAGGATTTCGCTGCACGGGTTACAGCCAAAGGCTGCGGTGTTATCCCGCCGTCCGTTACGCCCCGCAATGTTGCGTGCCGCTTCCCGTGAGAAGATGCCACGCTCACCGGAGTAGCTTTCGTACAACGCCTTCATCTCATTCATGAAGAACGGGAAGTCAGGCTTCTCGTCATACACTGCGCTGTTGTTAGCCAAGGCGCGCTGGCCGTTACGCTCCCACCACTGCCCAGTCTTGGCTGCTTGCATACGGTCAGACACAGGGCTGGACAGGCTGATAAGGGCAGAGCGCCGCACGCCGCCCACCACCACGATCTCAGCGATCTTACAGCAGATGTCATGGCACTCTAGGTCGGTGAGCTTGCGGCCCGCAGCGGCCTTGAACACGTCCACAAGGAAGCGGTGCAGGTCTTCCAGCGGCTCAGGTCCAGACGCCCTACCACCGAAGGTCTTAAGCCGTGCGCCAGAGGGCCGCACTTGGGAGTAGTCAAGCTTGGGCACCTCGCCAGCGTAGAGCATGGCGATTAGCTGCCGCGTACTCTTAGCCCAGCCAATCTTGCTGTCCGCTACGACAATCGTGGTGTCCGTGTCGGCAAACTCTTCGGCTACGATAGGTAGCTTCTTGACTTCTTCACGCTCCACGCTGAAGCCCACACCCGTGCCGCAGAGCAGGATGTACATCAGCTCGTCGAAAGCTTTCGGGTCATTGATGGCAAGGTAGGCGCAGTTGAAGCCGGCTACGTTGTCACGGTCCAGGGCAGGGCCAGCCGTCATGAGCGCACGCATGCTAGGCACTACGTCAAGGTCGTGGATAGCTTTCTTGAAGCGCGTGGCTTCGTTACCGCCGATCATGCCCTTGTCTTTCCAGTAGGAAACATAGCGGTTGACAGTCTCGTCCCACGTTTCGCGCCGCTGCTCGTCCTCCAGCCAGCGAGCGTAGCGACTAGCGTGGATGAACGCGCTGTAGCTTGGGTTGCTTGTCGGAATCATTGTCTACTCCTTTGTTGAAATACATACGCTCTAGTTTGTCAAGCTTCTTAGACACTTGGTCTAGCAGTCTTTCCAGCTCCTCGACACGAAGTGCTGAGGCGGGGGTCTGTCGCATCCTAACTCCTCCATTATTTGTTCACGCTGCTCGTCGGTGTATCGTGACCAGCGCACGATTTGCTCCTTGGTTCTACCGCAGCCAGTGCACCTGTCCCCCATCAGCTCGCACTCGCTGCGACACGGTGACTTCATAGCGCCTCCTCTTCAGGTGGCGTGTACTCACTGAGCCGGCCAGTGTCCATGTCGTAGAGCAGGTGTCCCGCTGGTCCGGTGATGCCGCTGAAGCGATTCTTAAGCACGCGAATGCGCGTGGTGTTGCGTTCAGTTGCACTCTCAGCTTGGCCGTTACGCTCCAAGCCGATTACGAAGTCGCTGAGTTGAGCGATGGACGCGCTGCCACGCAGTTGCGAGACAGACGTTACGGCTCCGTCCTCGTGGCCCTTACCGTCAGGGCGCTTGAGGTGTGACACAGCGAACAGCACAATTCCCGTGTCCTGCGTAAGCGTGCGTAGCTTCGTCATGATTTCGTCAAGGGCTTTACGCTCGTCGCCTTGCTGCCCAGCAGAAACCAGGATTGATATATGGTCAAGGACGATGACGTTACAGTCCAGCGCCTTAGCCATGAAGCGTACACGGGACACAACATCATCAACGCTAGCGCCAATGTCGAAGCCAGCGTCCATGATGAACAGCCTATCGTCCCCATACACACGGTCGTAGCAGTCTAGCCAGTCCTGAGAGCCACGTTCCACCTTGCTGATGGGCAAGTGTAGCGGGGTTTCTAAGTCCACGCTCATGAAGCCCTCAGCGGTACGCTCGACGCTCTCCTCCATGAACAAGCAGCCGATGCGGTTGGACGTGGTGTTCTTGATGTGCATAACAATCTCACGCAGGATAGACGACTTACCCAGCCCGCTGCCTGCCGTGATTGTGACCAGCTCCGTAGGACGGAAGCCATAGGTTAGTTCGTTCAGCTTAGTCCATGGGTAGTCGCCAAGGCTGCGTGGCTTAGGCGCTAGCAGGCGCTCAAGCAGCTCCTCCTTGGACAGCACACCCTTCGGCGTATACAGCGACGCCTGCCAGAACGCATCCGTAAACTCCTTCTTGCGGCCAGCCTTCAGGTAGTCACACGCGTCCTTGCCAAGGCGTGCGTCAAGCTTCATGACGCGCAGCTTACCAGCAAAAACTTCTGCTGCTTTCTCGATGCCCTCGCGGCCCGGTTCGTCAGCGTCAAAGCACAAGACGATTTCGTCGAAGCCATCAAGGAAGTTATACGCTGCCTTGAAGTCCCGCCCTGCACCTGAAGCGCCGGACTTTAGGGACACCACAGGTGACTTACCATCAAACAGTTGGCTAGCCGCCAGGGCGTCAAGCTCACCCTCAGTGACCACAATGCGTCGCTGTTGGTGGTTGCCGTAGCGCTGCTGACCAAAGAGGCCAGCTTCCTTGACGTTACCTACAGCCACAAAGCCTTTGGTACTGACGGTGCGTACCTTGAAGCCGATAGGCTGGCTGTTGTCTTCACCAAAGTAGGGATAGTAATGCTTATCCCCGTCAACAATAACACCGTAGTGTTTGGTATACGTTGATGTGATGTTACGCTCTGGGATGCTAGACGCAGGCGCTGCGGCCCACTTAGCAATCAAGCGCTCAAGCTCTAGGTCTTTCGTGAGTGTTACGCTAGGGGTGTCGATAGGTTTCTCCGTGCCGAAGGAACGCTCCGGTTTGATGAACGGTACGGTGTTGTCGTTACGTGGCGCTGGCGTGTGCTTCTCGCAAGCGAAACAAAACTTACTACCGTTACTGTATACTGCGTTAGCGTCGCTGCTACCGCAAGCTTCACAGCCCTCGTGTTTAACGAAGGTAGATTCGCTAGTGTTATACATTGTGTCCTCCGTAAAGGGCCTAATATTTTATCATGAATCCACACAAAAGTCAACGCTCAATCATCGACATCAAGAGGTTAGCCACTTTCTCTCCATACTCTTTAGTGATGTCACGCATTGC